ACCGCCATCGACCGCTACCGCTCCCGGGCCCTCGCCCGCCGGGGGACGATCATCCAAGCTCCGCCAGCCGCCCCAGTGCCGGCCCCCTCCCGGGGCCTCACCGCCGCGGCCTCGCGACCTGCCCGCGGGGGAGCCTCGTCAGCATCACCTCACCAGCCGGCCCAGCGCCCCCCCTCAGCCCGCTCGTGGCAGGCTGAGGCATGGGCGGCCTACGACGAGGTGGGTGAGGAGCGGTTCCTCGCCTCGACCCTATCGGGGCGCCTGTCCCAGGCCCGCCTGTACGTCCAGCACAAGCCGGCCGACGGTCCGCACTCCTCGCTGAGGGACGACGAGACGGACGTCACCGACACTGCCACCTCCGCCGTCGCCTCCCTCGCCGAGGCGGTCCTCGCGGCCCTAGGCGCCAGCCAGCAGGACCTAGGCCAGATGCTCCAGCGCCTGGCCACGAACCTGTTCGTGGCCGGCGAGGGCTGGCTCGTGGGCGTGCCAGCCCACCTCGTGCCCGGTATCGACTCCACCGACCCAACCGCCACCGCGCCGTCCCCGGACCCCTCCCTGTCGGACCTTGTGTGGCGGGTCCTGGCCGTCACGGAGGTGACGACCGTGGCCGCCCCCACCCCCACCGCCGCAGGCCGCGTGCGCCTGAACCTGGGCTCCGACGCGTCTGCCCCTGTAGAGGTCTCCACGGATGAGATCTACCTGATCCGGATCTGGAGGCCGCACCCCGCCCGCTACTGGGAGGCTGACAGCCCCACCCGCGCCTGCCTGCCGATCCTGCGCGAGCTCATAGGCCTGACCCGCCACATCAGCGCCCAGATTGACTCCCGCCTGGCCGGTGCGGGCCTGCTGGTCGTGCCGTCCTCGGCCTCGGCGGCGCTCGCCTCCGACGCGGCCGACGCCTACGGCACGGGCCAGCCCGACCCCTTCGTGTCAGCGCTCATGGAATCGATGCTCCGCCCGATCGAGAACCGGGACGACGCGTCCGCGGTCGTGCCGCTCGTCGTGACCGTGCCCGACGAGGCCGCAGACAAGGTGAGCCACCTCACGTTCTCCTCCGCCCTGGACTCCGGCGCGAGGGACCTGCGCGACGAGGCGATCCGCCGCCTCGCCCTCGCTCAGGACGCTCCGCCGGAGCTGCTCCTCGGGTCCGGCGCCATGAACCACTGGGGCGCCTGGCTGACCCGCGAGGACACGGTCACCACGCACATCGAGCCGGTCCTCGCCCTCATCTGCGAGGCGCTCACGTCCCAGTACCTGCGCCCGGTCCTCCTCAGCGCGGGGCTCTCCGAGGACGTGGTGCGGACCCTGACCGTCGGCTACGACGTGTCCGCCCTCGTGGCCCGCCCGAACCGGTCCGAGGAGGCGCTGAACCTTCACAAGTCCGGCGCCATCTCGGACGAGGCGCTGCGCGAGGCCTCCGGCTTCGACGACTCCGACGAGAAGCCCCTGGAGGAGCGGGCCCTGATGAACGCCATCGCCCTGGCCACGAAGCAGCCGGCGCTGCTGACCTCGCCAGGTCTCGGCCCGATCACTGAGGAGCTGCTCAAGGTCTACCGCGGCGACTACTCGGCCCCCTCCCCCTCGCTCACCCCCGCAGCCGGCGCTCAGGGCGGGTCGCTTCCCTCCAACGGCGGCGCACCGGGGCGGCCGGCCAACGATCAGGCGCCGGGCCGCTTGCCTTCTGACCAGGAGCCGGTATCCTCAGAGAACGGGGCTCACCCCGAGTCCCCGACCACGCCACCTGTAGGAGCATGAGCATGACACCTCCCCCGACCGCGGACGCGGCCAAGGCCTACTCAAGGTCGAAGGGCGCCGACGCCTCACTGTCCACCCCACCTCGCAACATCGTCCGCAACCCGGACATCCGCCTGACGGCGCACGGCCAGGACGTTGACGCGACCGCCCTCGTGGCCGTCGTTGACGTCCTGGTCGTCAAGGCCCTCGAGTCCGTAGGCAAGCGGATCGTTCGCCAGGACCGAGCCCGGTTCAACGCCCTGAAGGGCCGCCCGTTCCACGAGGCGCACGTCCTGTGGCCGACCGACATCGTCACCGTCGGGAAGGCCACGAAGGGCGCCTGGGACGTCGTCCCAGCCCTACTCGACAACCACGGCTGCCCGGGCGTCGACTCCGGTCGCGTCGTCACGCTGCTGGACGCCTACGTCTCGCAGCTGGCCACCCACGGCGCGCCCCACACGCTGGCCCGCCTCGTCAAGGGCCTACGCTACGTCCTCCCGGACAACGCGCTCATCCGCACCCCGGCACTGAACCGGGCCTCTCTTGAGGAGATCAAGTGACACCGAGCACATCACCTGCCTCCCCAACGCCGCCATCCGCGGACGGGGCTGAGGATGATCTGCTGGCTCAGGGGCCGTCCTCTTGGACGGCCCCTGAGGCCATCTCCGCCTGGCGCGACGAGCTGGAGGACTCGTACTACGAGCCTGCACTAGCCGCCCTGAACCGGTTCCTCAACCTCGTCAGGGCTGAGTCCGTACAGGCCCTCTCAGCCCCCGTCCTGCTGGCGGCTGGCTCTAACCTGCCCAACCCCTTCGCGTGGACGTCCGTGCGTCGGGCCTGGCAGCAGGCGATCCGGGACCTCGTCACGGACCCCAGGCGAGGCCGCCGGCTCCCGCAGTACGCGACCGTGCAGCGGATCCTGGAGGAGTCGGGCCTGCCTGTAGCCGTCTACAACGACGTGCGCGACCTTCTCAAGCGCTCCATCGCTGAGGGCTGGGGCGACCGTAAGACGAAGATCGAGCTCGGCCGCCTGCTCAAGGTGTCCAGCGCCAAGGACGAGACCACGTCGGCCTACGCCGCCCGCCTGCGCTCAGCGGCCCGCACCGCGGCCACGGCCAACGCGGCCCACCGCATGGCCACCTCGGACCTTGCCCGGAAGCGGGGGGGCCTGCGCTGGATGACCGTTCACGACGCCCGCGTCCGCCCATCGCACGTCGAGGCCGACGGGCAGATTCAGGAGCTCGGCCACCCCTACCACGTCGGCAAATCGCTCCTCTCCTACCCCGGGGACCCGGCGGGCCCTCCGGAGGAGACGATCAACTGCCGGTGCATTCTCATCCCGACCGATGCGAGGATGCGCCCGGACCAACCTAGAATTAGGTTCGCATCCCGTTCAGACATTGAAAGGACAGCCATGAGACTGAACATCGAGGAGACGGCTCGCCGTCTTGGGGAGTTCTCCGAGCTCCCGCCGGCCCCGCCCGCCGACGAGGCGCCGGCTGACGCCCCAACCGCCGAGCCCGATGGGGCCTGGGAGGGTGTCATCGCTCGGGAGGGAGAGCAGACCGGTGACGGCCGCCTCATTGAGGATGGCGCCCTGCGCTGGGACGAGCTGCCAATCCCACTACGCGTCGCGTTCAAGGACGTAGGCGGGCACGACGGCGCCGAGGTGTGCGGCCGCATCGAGACCGTCGAGCGGCGTGACGGCGGCGACATCTACGCCACCGGCACCTTCGACCTCGGCTCAGCCGTCGGCACAGAGGCCTACCGCCAGGTCTCGGAGCAGATGTCCAACGGTATCTCCATTGACACCGATGACGTGACGTTCCGGATCATGGCGAAGGCTGACCTGGCGGCAGCCGATGACGGCTCTGACGCTTCCCCCGAGGCTGACGAGGAGGGGCGCGTCCAGGTGGCCACGATGTCGTCTTCCGACGAGATCACCGTCATCGAGTCCGCCCGCCTGCGCGCGGCCACCCTCGTGGCTGTCCCCGCCTTCGCCTCGGCCCGGGTCTACGCCGCCGGGCAGGCTCCGGTCTCAGAGGAGCCTGCCTCCGGCTCCCCCGAGGGTGAGGGTGAGGCGGAGCCCCGAGACCGCGATGCTCTGATCGCCGCAGCCATCCCGATGGCGCCTCCGGAGGCCTGGTTCAAGGATCCGGGCCTGGCCGGCCCGACCGCCCTCGTGATCGAGGACGACGGTCGCGTCTACGGCCACATCGCCGCATGGGGCACCTGCCACATCGGCCAGATCGGCAAGTGCGTGGAGCCGCCGACCAGCCCCTCGAACTACGCCTACTTCCGCACCGGGGCCCTTCAGACCGCGGAGGGTACGTCCGTTGCTGTGGGGCATCTCACAATGGACACCGGCCACGCCGGCCCCCGGGACTCCGCCACGCAGGCAGCAGCCCACTACGACAACACCGGCTACGTGTTCGCCGACGTGGCCGCTGGCGAGGACGCCTACGGCATCTGGGTCGCCGGATCTCTCCGCCCCGGAATCCCGGCCGAGCGTGTCCGCATCGCCCGTTCAGCCCCGATCTCCGGCGACTGGCGCACCATCCGAGGCTCCCTCGAGCTGGTGGGCGCCTTGGCCGTCAACGTGCCGGGCTTCCCGGTACCTAGGCCCCGCGGGCTCCTCGCCTCCGGTGAGGTCAAGTCCCTCCTCGCTTCCGGTGTCGTGGCTCATGACGACTCCGCCTCCCGCTCCGCGCACCCCTCGAATGGTCCAATCGGCGAGAATGGTCTGTCCCTCGGAGACATCTCGTACTTGAAGCGCCTGGCTGAGACCGAGCGTCGCAAGGACCTCCAGCGGGCTACCGCCGCGGACAAGATGCGTGCCCGCGTCGAGCGCGCCGGTACACTGGCTAAGGCAGCTGGCATGGCCCGCCGCCTCGGAACCATCTGACGAAAGGAACACAAATCATGGGATGCGGTTGTGGACGCTCACCAGAGCCCCTCGGAACCACCTCAAAGCCGCTGGCTGACGGGACCCTCCCCGGCTCCGGTTCCAAGGACTCCAGCCCAATTACCAGGTTCTAATCACCCTTGGAGGCTCCCATAGCCATAGGCTATGCTTCTCCCGTTAGAGGTCTCATGGACTCCTGACGCTGGGTGGATCCGGCGAAGCCCCTCACCGTGTGCTCATGGCGGTGAGGGGCTTCGTCGTACCTGAGCCCCTCTCACGGGCACCTATAAGGCCTTCGTCACTCATAGGTGTATCCTTTGGGCAGACGGCATGGCAGCAGGGCCTCGTGTTACCTAGAACACGGAGGACCCCTCAACATGCGCAAGCACTTCGACATCACCGTCTTCGCCGACCAGGGCGAGGACGCTCCGGTCGAGACCTTCGACCTGGAGATCCCCGAGAACCTGTCCGACCTGGCTGACGACGCTCTCGCTGAGATGCGCTCCCAGGCCGTTGACGCCTTCCAGACCCTGTACGCCAACGGCTCCTTCTCTGACGAGGACCTGAACACCCTCGGCACCCTGACCGACGGGATCGAGGTCCTGTCCGCCGAGATCAGCGCCCGCGAGGAGGCCGCCGCCGCCCGCAGCGCGAAGGCCGCCGAGCTGGCCGCCAAGATCGGCGCCGACAAGCCCGCCCCCAAGGACGACGAGGAGCAGGCCCCCGCCGAGAGCGAGGACGCCCCCGCCGAGAAGTCCGACGAGGCCCCCGCCGAGAAGCCTGCCCCCGAGGCCGACAAGGACGAGGCCGAGAAGAAGGCCAAGACCGCCGCCGCCGAGCCGGTCGAGGCTCCCGCCGAGCCCGTTGCCGAGGCTGAGGTCGTCACCGCCGCCGCTCCCCGCGGCCCCATCAAGCTGTCCGGTATCCGCCGGCACACCCCCGCACCTGCACCCACCACCATTGAGGAGACCATCGTGGAGGACACCTCCCGCGCCCGCCTGACCGTGGCGGACGTCCCCGGCTTCGCGGCCGACTCTGACGCTTCCTTCGAGGACCTGGCCGTCGCCCTCGACCGCCGCCTCCAGGGCTTCAACTCCGGCGCCTACGGTGCCGCAGCCCGCGCCGGCCGCGCGATGAGCGAGCGTCACAGCCTCGCTGTCGTTCGCAAGTCCTTCGACGAGCGCGCCACCGTCGGCTCCCCCGAGTCCGCTGACTCTGCCATGGCCTTCGCCGTCAACGAGAAGAACCTGCCCGGCGGCTCCCTCGTTGCTGCTGGTGGCTGGTGCGCCCCCTCCGAGACCGTCTACGACCTGCTCGAGGACGAGTCCCGTGACGGCCTGGTCTCCCTGCCCGAGATCAACGTGACCCGCGGCGGCATCAAGTTCACCAAGGGCCCCAAGTTCGCTGACCTGTACGCCGCTCCCTCCTTCAACTTCACCGAGGAGGAGGCGAAGGCAGGCAAGTACCAGCCCACCTCCGCCACCGACCCGACCAACAAGGTCGGAGCCAAGCCCGTCTACAGCGTGCCCTGCACCGAGTTCGAGGAGGTACGCCTCTCCGCAGCAGGTATGCACATCCAGGCCGGCCTGCTCCAGCAGCGCGGCTACCCCGAGCTGGTCGCCCGCACCATCCGCGGCGCCCTCGTTGCTCACGAGCACAAGATGAGCGAGCGCATCATCGCCGCCATGGAGGCCAAGTCCACCGCTGTCTCCATGGACACCGGCCAGATCGGCGCCCTCGCCCCCGTGCTCACCGCCATCGAGCTGCAGGTCGAGCACTACCGCTACGCGCAGCGCCTGAGCCGCTCCACGACCCTCGAGGCGATCTTCCCCTACTGGGTCCGCGGCGCCATCCGCACCGACCTGTCCCGCCGCCAGGGCGTCGACCTCACCGACATCCCGGACAGCCGCATCGACGCCTGGTTCAAGAGCCGTGGTGTCAACCCCCAGTTCGTGTACGACTGGCAGGCCATCACCGGCGAGGCCGGCGCGTTCAAGGCTTGGGGCGCCTCCGTCAAGTTCCTGCTCTACTCGGCGGGTACCTTCGTCAAGGGCGGCCAGGACGTCATCACCCTGGACACCGTCTACGACTCGACGCTGCTCGGCCAGAACGACTACACCGCCCTGTTCACCGAGGAGGGCTACCTGGTCGCCAAGCGCGGTCACGACGCCCGCGTGGTGACCGTCCCGCTCAACCCGAACGGCGGCACCGGCACCGGCATCAAGCTCCTCGCCAACGGTACGGCTGACCCGGCCAAGTGATGACTCCGGGGCGGGCGGCGGCAAGTCCCCGCCCGCCCCGTGACCATCCCTAGCCATCACCGTCCAGCAAGGAGGACACATGCCGATCATCGCACCGAAGCAGCGGGTAGACGCCCCGGCTGCCTCACCCCTGCCCGGCGGGCTCTTCTCCCAGTTCTCCCCCATCGAGGACTCCTCGGTTCGATGGGAGAACGGCGTCACGTGGGAGGACGTGGAGCGCGACCAGCTAGGCGCCATCGGGCAGTGGCAGAGCCCCGGCGCTGTCCCCGGCCTGCCGAAGACGCTGACCAACCCGAAGGGCCTAGCCCTGGAGTCGCAGCTCCCGCTCACCGTGTACGCAGCCTTCCGCACCACGGTCCTGGACCACTCCCCGGCGGAGGCGACCCAGGTCGCCGGAGCTCGGCTGCTGGCTCAGGAGGAGCACGCTGTCGAGCAGGCCCTGTGGACCGGGGCCCCATCGCGAGGGCTTGGCCTGAACAAGGTCCGCTCCTACGCCGCTAAGGGCAGCGGGAAGCTCGACCTGAGTCAGGGCCTGGCCGTCCTGGAGCACTACGCAGCGCAGTACGGCTTCCAGCCCACGCTGCACATCCCTCGCCGTCTGGCCAGCATCCTAGCCAACGCCAAGCTGATCAAGGACGCCCGCGGCGGGGGCTTCACCACCCGCCTCGGCACTCCGGTCGTCGTTGGTGCGGGCTACTCGGACGAGATGCAGATCGTGGCCACCGGCCCGATCGTCATCTACCGCGGCAGCGCCTTCACCTCGACCAGCGGCGGTGGCGGGTTCAACGAGTCCCAGAACGAGCTCACTGGCGTGGCGGAGCGCCAGTACGTTCTTGGCTTCAACAAGTGGGACGCGTTCCGGGTGACCGTGGACGCAGGTATCCCGCAGCTTGACCTGAAGGCGGCGGAAGAGTGATCTCCCGCAAGGCATCAATCGCCTTGGCCGTTCTCGTGGCGGCCTTGGTCTACACCATTACCCAAGTCACGTACGAAGGAGAGCGCTGAGCCATGGCCAGAACTCACTCATACACCCCCGTCCTGGGCAAGCGCATCCGCGTGACCCCGCTGGACACCTGCGGTCGTTTCGACAAGGCGCAGCACCACCCGGTCGCCACCTCCGGCTTCGTGTCGGTCAAGCTGGCCGCTGAGGTCGAGGACGGCACCGAGATCACTGTCCGCAAGGCCGACGGATCGCTGTGCGTCAACGAGAAGCAGTCCAACACCTTCAAGTACTTCACTCTTGAGCTGGAGTTCTGTGGTGTGAACCCCTCGGTCCTGGACATCGTCACCAATGCGACGAAGTACCTCGACCACGCGGGTGACACCGCCGGCTTCAAGGTCGCCTACGGCAAGATCGAGAAGAAGTTCGCCCTCGAGCTGTGGACCGGCCTGTCTGGCCAGGCCTGTGCGGCCGGTGCTGAGGATGCCAGCGGCTACCTGCTGCTGCCCTTCATCACCGCCGGTACGATCGGCGACATCGAGGTCACCGGTGAGGACGCCATCTCGTTCTCCATGACCGGCGCCGTCACCAAGTCCGGTAACGGCTGGGGCACTGGCCCCTACGACGTCGTCAAGAAGCCGAAGCAGGGCGGCGGCGGCTACGAGAACGCCAAGCTCCCGACTGCGCTCGACCCGCTCGACCACCTGCTGATGATCGACACCTCGCTGGCCCCGCCGCCGGACAGCGACCAGCCGGTCACCGTCCCGTGATGGTAGGCTGACAGCCACCTCACCTCCGGCGGGCACCTCCTCCCCCGCACTGACAGCCCCTCAGACGCTCACAAGGCGCTGAGGGGCTGTCTGTACCTGTGCCGCACCTTCCAGGCCGTCTACGGGCCTTACAGAGGCCTTCTAGACCCATCAGAGAGGCCTATAGGTATACTCCCTACAGCGGGCACCGCCTATGGCGGCGTAGCCATCCCGCACCGCACCGCACGCACTGTAGGAGAGGGCATGGATGTAGTAGAGCAGGGCTACGGCCCGGGAGACTGGCCGGTCTCCTACAGTGCGTGCGAGGACCTCAAGGAGTACCTGGACGAGGCCGGCCGCCCCGAGCAGCAGGACACCTTCGAGGCCATGGCTACCCAGCTGCTGTGGGAGTGGACCGGGCGCCGCTTCGGCACCGACATCGTGTCCCTCCGCCCAGAGCCCCTGGCCGGGCACCAGCAGCCCACCTACCGGGGCACCTCGTACCTCCGCTCCACCTTCGCCCCGGCCCGCCTGGGCGGGACCCTGCACGACGTCGTCTGCGGCGTGTGCGGGCCGGTGTGCGTGTGCGCTCACGGCTGCCGGGCGATCGTGCTGCCGGGCAACGTCTACCGCGTGCACCAGATCCGGATCGACGGCCTGGTGCTCCCGCAGGACGCCTACCGCGTGTACAACCGCTCCACCGTCGTCCTGACCGGCCGCACCGCTACCCCCAACATCGAGGTTCCGGCTGTATTCCCCTCAGTACAAGACCTATCTCGGGACGTTACCGAGGAGGGCACCTGGGAGATCCGCTACTCGAAGGGCGTCCCGGTCCCTGAGGGCGGTCAGGTCGCTGCAGGCGTGCTCGCGCTTGAGCTGGCCAAGGCTGCCTGCATGGACCGCGACTGCGCCCTGCCGGCGCGTCTCCAGTCGGTCACCCGTCAGGGCGTGACCGTGCAGGTGCAGGACGAGTTCGACGAGATGCTGGAGGGCCGCACCGGCATCTGGTTGGTGGACTCCTGGGTCGCCTCGATCCGCAAGCCGCGCCAGGTCGCACGGGCCTACAACCCTGACGACTACGTCCGCCGGCAGCCCGCCTCCCCGTCGCGCTGGGGCTCGGTGATCTGGTGAGCCCCGCACCTCGACTCAACCGGTCCCGCCGTGCGCGGGCCGAGGACTTCGCCGCCCTGTCCGGCCGCGTCCCCTCCCCTACCCCCTCGGTCGTCCACACGACGGCCCTCGCGCTGCTCAAGGGCGGCGCGCAGGCCCTGTCCAACGCCGTCTCCAACGCCTACGTCGCTCCCGGGGCGGAGGTGGCGTGGGACGAGTGCTGCGCCGGGCACCTGTACGTGCGCACCGTCACCGTCACCCCTGTGTTCGGCCCCCCCGCCGCGGACGGGAACCACTGCTCGATCCGGTACTGGCTGGCGACCTTCGCTCTCGGCACGCTGCGCTGCGTGGAGGTCGTGGACGACCGTGGGCGCGGCCCACGTCCCTATGACCTGACGGCTGACGCCGCCGTCCTGCTTCAGGACATGGCGGACCTCGGCATGTTCCTCACGTCACAGACCAACGCCTCCGACATGGAGTGGTCGGCCCAGGGCCCTGAGGGTGGCTGCGTGTCGGGTGAATGGACCTTCTCGGTGAAGGTGAACTGTCCGTGACGTACGTCCGGATCCGGTTCAAGGGCCCCATCCGCGCTGATAAGGTGGCAGACATCACAAAAAAGGCCGCCCTGAAGGCGACCAGGCGGACCCAGGGGCGCATCCAGCGCAACATCAAGTCCGCCGGGCGCGTGGACACCGGCCGCATGGTGAACTCCGTCACAATTCAGCGCGTGACCGGGGGCTCGCCGCTCTACCCTCGCTTCACCGTTGGAGCTCGTACGCCGTACGCCGCCTACCAGGAGTACGGCACGAGGGCTCACGGCCCCGCCACGAAGCGGTTCATGGCCTTCAACCCGAAGGGTTCCCGCTCAACCGTGTTCGCCAAGTGGGTGCGCGGTGTCAAGGGCGCCCACTTCGTGCGGAATGCGGCAAGGCTTATCAGACCCTCTGACTTCCATTAGACTTGCCTCATGGCTACTATCACGATCCCCGGCAAGTCCCGGAAGTTCATTGACGTCGAGCTGGTCGGTACCGAGTACAAGGTCCGCCCCCCGAAGGCCTCCGTGGCCGTCTTCCTCTCGCAGGCGCTGAAGGACGCCGGCGAGGACGCTGAGAAGCTCATCGAGGCCCTCGCCAAGTGGAACCACGTCCTGTTCGGCAAGGAGGTCGGCTCCGAGGTCACCAAGCGCCTGAAGAGCGCTACCGACGACCTCGACATCCCCGACATCGTCGAGCTCATCACCGCCGTGATGGAGGAGAGCGGCGGAAACCCTACTACGTGATCCAGAGGCTCCTGGTCTCTGCGTACTCCGAGTGGGACTACATCGACGGCTTCTGCCTCGGTCACGGAATCGACCTTGAGACGCTCGCTCTGGATCGCTTCTGCCACGTCATGTGGTGGATCCTCACCCGCAACCAGACGGAGGATGGTGACTCAGACAAGCTCAAGCGTGAGCTGTGGATGCCGCCGAAGGGCGTCGAGGTCACTGATCCTCGCAGTCCCTGGTACTCGGGCAACGAGTCCAGCGGCTTCGGAGCCCTTAAGTCATCCCTAGGGATGTGACAGCACCAATAACCAACGCCTATGCGGGCGGTATCATGGCCTCAGACAGTTGTCGGGCCGCGATGCCGCCCGCTTGACGTACGAGCGGGAGGGGACCCGTGGCAGACAAGATCGGCGAGGTCGTTGTAGAGGTAGGCGCTGACGCGCGGGACTTCCGCGGCGACGCTGAGAGAGGCATTGAGAAGAGCCTCAAGAAGATCGGCAAGCGCATCGAGCGTGCTGCCGACAAGTGGGCGCGCGACATGCGCGACTCAGTCAAGGACGCCCTCGACGGGCTCGTGCTGCAGGTCAACGCCCGCATCGACCCGAAGGACCTGCGCCGTATCGAGCGCGCCATCGGGCAGACCCGCGGCCAGGCCCACGCCGAGATCTCCAAGCGGGACATCGAGGACATCAAGCGCCAGCTGCGCCAGATGGACTCCCGCGCCCCCGTCAAGCCGGTCCTGGACGACAACGCTGTGGCGAAGCTCGGGCGCGAGCTCGACGAGATGAAGGCCCAGATCAAGGCCCGCGTCGACCTCGACAAGCAGTCCCAGGCCAAAGCGATCAAGGACCTGAAGGGCATCGATGCCGAGATCGACGCGAAGGTTGAGATCAACGGATCGGACATCGCCGAGATCAAGGAGAAGATCGCCAACATCAAGAGCGATCTCAAGGTCAACGCGTCCCTGGAGAAGTCTGCCCAGAACAAGATCCGGGCCGAGGTTGAGAAGATAGATGCTCGGCTCCAGGCCAAGCCTGAGCTCGACACGGCCTCCGCCAAGAAGATCCGCGAAGAGATCAAGGCCCTCGGAGCCAAGATCGACACCGAGGCGCACCTGTCAGAGGCGTCCAAGAAGAAGATCAAGCACGAGCTCAACAAGCTCGACGGTAAGGCCACCGTCAACGCCGACCTGGACGACGGTAAGGCCCGCTTCGACCTGGCCAGGCTCACTAAGAAGCCCTACTTCGTGGACATCCACGCCCGCCTGGCGAAGGCCAGCATCGCCAAGGTCGCTGCTCAGCTGAAGGCCCTGGCCGGCGGCAACATCTTCGGCAACCTGAAGAATTCTCTGAGCGACCTGTTCACGAACCTGGACACGGTCGCCGTCAAGATGGCCTCCGTCGGCGTGGCCGCTGGTGGACTGATCTCCGTACTCGGCTCCGGCCTCGGTGTCGTCTCCGCCTTCGGGGTCGGGGTAGCCCACTCGCTGCCGGCCCTCCTGGCCCTGCCAGGCATCCTCGGAGCCGCCGGCGCTGGGATCGGCATCTTCGTAGCCGCCATGAAGGACGCGAAGGATGTCCTGGCAGACCTCGGACCCCGCTTCACCGCCCTCCAGCAGGACATCTCCCTCAACTTCTGGGGCGAGGCGGCCGATGCGGTACGCAACTTCGCCAACAGCGCCCTCGACGCGCTCGGACCCTCCATCTCCAGCGTGGCCGCGGAGATGGGCACGATGGCGGCCGCCGTCGCGGACGCCGCCACCGACCACATCCCCGGCTTCGCCGCCTCCCTGGAGTACCTGCGCCAGGCCCTCGACATCGGGGGCGACGGTGCCGGAGCCTTCACCGACGCGCTGCTCTCACTGGGCGAGGTCGGTGCGAAGTACCTCCCAGCCATCGCAGGCTGGGCCAACGGCGTCGCCTACAGCTTCCAGAACTGGGTGCAGGCAAAGATCGCCACCGGCGAGATGGACCAGGCCATCCAGGGCGCCGCGAAGACCTTCGGCACCCTGAAGAACATCGTCTTCGACCTAGGCGGGATCATCGGCGGCCTGTTCACCGCGATGGCCGCGGGGTCCGCCCCGATCGACTCGATCGCCGGAGCCCTCGACCGGGCCAACCAGGCCGTCAACGGCCCTCTGTGGCAGGGGACCTTGACATCCATCTTCTCGGCCATGGCTACGGCCGCGAACTACGCCTTCCAGGGCGTCGGCTCCCTGGGTACCGCCTTCGTGTCCCTGGCCCCGACCCTCTCCACGATCCTTCCCCTCATCGGGCAGATCATCCAGACCGGCCTCAACGGTATCTCCCTCGCGCTCCAGGACCCCGCCTTCCAGGGCGGCCTCGTGTCGTTCTTCCAGAACGTCCTCGTGGCCGTGCAGGCGCTGGCACCTGCCATGCCTGCTCTTGGCGCTGCCTTCGGCGCGATCGCGACGGTGGCTGGCCAGCTGCTGGCCGCTATCGCTCCGCTGCTCGCGACCCTCCTGACCCAGCTGGCCCCCGTCATCACCCAGCTGGCCGGCCTGCTGGCCCCGATCATCGAGCAGCTGGCGGCCGCGCTCATGCCGGTCATCCAGGCTCTCGTCCCGATCATCTCCGAGCTGTTCGCGGTCCTCGGCCCGATCATCACCGAGCTGCTCGCCATGATCGTCCCGCTCCTACAGCCGCTGCTACAGGCCCTCACGGCGCTGCTGATCCCCGCCCTCCAACTGGTCGGCACTGTCGTGCAGGCGCTCATGCCGATCTTCCAGGCGGTCTTCTCCGGGATCGCTGCCATCGCTCAGGCTCAGATGCAGATCCTCAAGGGGATCATCGACGTGGTGACTGGTCTCATCACGGGTGACTGGAGCAAGTGCTGGGAGGGCCTGAAGGGCATCTTCATGGGGTTCACGAACTTCATGATTGCGTCCTTCACCGCCTTCGGCCGTCTTATCGTGGCCATCGCTCAGGCCGCGTGGAACCTGCTTGGCAACATCATCATGGGTGTCGGGAGGGTCATCATCAATACGGTGACCAGCTTCTGCTCCTCGGTCGTAAGCTTCCTCAGCAATGCCTGGAGCAGCGCCGTCAGCTTCACCTCGTCGATGTGGTCGTCCCTGGTCAGCACGATCAGGAACTGGATCAGCAACGCGGTCAACACCGTCCGGGGCCTCCCGAACAGCATCAAGAACGTCTTCTCCGACGCGGGCTCCTGGCTGATCAACGCGGGTAAGAAGATCATCCAGGGTCTGATCAACGGTATCTCCTCGATGATCGGCTCAGTGAAGAGCAAGCTCTCCAGCCTGACCAGCATGCTCCCGTCCTGGAAGGGCCCCGAGCCTGTCGACAAGGTCCTGCTGAAGCCTGCGGGTCAGTTGATCATGCAGGGCTTCATCAAGGGTCTGGAGTCCCAGTACGGGGCCGTCCGCGGCTCCCTGCAGGGGCTGACCGATGACCTGACGAAGCCTGCCACGATCGGCCTCAACGCGACGGCGAATGTGAAGCCGATGCAGGGCGCGAGCGCCCGCGGTGGGAAGTTCAAGTCGTCCAGCACGGCCGCCAACGGCATCGATAAGCAGAACCAATCGGGTGCTACCATCAACATCACAAACCACTATCCGCAGGCCAAGCCAGACTCGAAGACCCGTGACGAGGTCGCTGAGGGGATCCGCCTGGCAGCACTGATCTGAGAGGTCACCCACCCATGGCCATCTACTCACTTGACGGCGTAGACCTGGACGACGAGAGGATGCGCTGGGTCCTCGCCTCGGAGACGACTTTGTCTACCCGAGGCGAGCCCTGGCGTATCTCGGTAGACATCCCGAACCGGTTCGGCTCTCTGCCGATCCCGGCCCGGGTACTGAAGCCCGCCACCGTCGTTCTGAAGTTCTCCGTGTTCTCATGGGAGGACGGCCGTAACGGGAACCGCTGCAAGGGCGGCCTGAACCAACTGGAGTTCAACCTTCGAGCACTCCTCGGCCGCCTGACGGCCTTCGGCCGCATGCAGCAGCTCGGCTACAAGCCTCAGGGCAACCTCCTGAAGGTGGCCGACGTGCGCCTGTCCTCGTCCATTGAGCCGACCATCGACCCCGAGGCGGAGATCGCCCACCTGACGGCTACCTTCGAGGTTACGTCTGGCCTGTGGCGCGACCCCCAGCCAACAGTCGTGAACCTCAACGACCTCGGCCCACTTGCCGGCGGGAACATGCCGATCCCGGACCCGTGGCTGATGCTGTCACCGTCTGGCTCCTCGTGCTCCCTGAAGGACAACGTGTCCGGCACCACGTTCACATTCAACGGCGCCCTCCAGGAGGCCGAGCGTCTCCTCGTGGACGTGGCTAACTACCGCGCCTGGAAGAACCCCTCAGCTGACTGGACCGTCACCAACAGCGCCCGACCCGCCGACGGGGAGATCTCGATGGGGCTGGATGGCTTTCGCCTGGACCCTGACGCGTCGGGCCGCATCTCGGTGTCGGCGTTCAACTGCACCGGCTACATCCGCGCGAGGAGGTCCTACTGATGCCTCGCCTCGCGAGCTTCCCTCGGGGCCTCGGCATGCGATACGTCGCGTACGAGGAGGCGGGGGCCCGTATCGGCGTCCTACCGGACGTCCTCGCCGGCACGTTCACGTGCCCGCGCCAGTCCACGCCCTCGCTGACCCTGTCCTACCCGGACGGGGAGCAGGGCGTACGCGGCGGACTTCTCGATCGTATGGTCGAGGTGGCCGTCGAGCTCACCTATGACGGCACCAACTGGGTGGAGCCGCCCAACGCGCGGTTCATGAACCTCTCCTCGGAGTGGAACCTGGTAGAGGACGGTACGGAGCACCGCACCGCCCAGTTCATCCACATCGGGCAGCGCCTCGAGGGTGCTCTCGTGTGGTCGGTCCCGCCTGTCGCTAAGGACAAGGACGGCAAGTACAAGTTCAACTCCCGTACCGCCGGCGTCATCCTAGGCACGATCTGGGACGCCGCCGTCAAGCGCGGGTGGGGCAAGGGCCTGGAGATGGACTTCAACACCACGCAGGACTCTGCCGGGCAGCCGTGGGCCTTCAAGACCTCCGTCGCATTCGACCCGACCATCTCGCTGAAGTCGATCCTCGAGTCGCTCATGAACATGGGCATGATCGACTACCGGTGGCGCGGCCGCACCCTCCAGGTCTACAACGCTGACGCGGCGCTCAACCGCGAGAACTCGTCGGTCGTGTGGCGCCTGAACTCCGGCACCACGTCGGCTCCGGAGAAGCTCGACTGGTCGAAGCTATGCACCCACGTCCTGGTCAAGGGCGAGGGGGGCCTGCTGTGGACCTTCAAGAACCCGGAGGCCCCTGCCGACCTTCCCCGCACCGAGAAGGTCGTGGAGGCCGGCGGTGTCGAGCTGGAGACCACCGCCCGCGCGGTCGCTAATCTCACTCTGAAGACCGGCGCCAGTGCGGCGCAGGAGGTCAAGCGCGAGTGGGAGGCTGAGGACGTCCAGTGGTTCCCGTTCCAGGACTATCAGCTCGGTGACTGGATTCAGGTCGACCGCCGGTACGGTCTTGAGCGTATGCGCGTGACTCAGATCTCAGTGTCCGTCACTGAGAACGGCCGCTGCCAGGGGCACACCACCTTCGGCACCGTCCTGGACGACCTGCTGGCCCGGCTGGCCAAGAAGCAGAAGGGCATCCTCGGGGCGGTCAACTCCGACGGGAAGAACCCCCGCCCCGAGGTGCCGAAGAGCAAGTACCGGCCTCTGCCGCCGCAGGGCCTTAACATCTCCTCGCAGGCAGTCATCGGCGTCCACGGGTGGCCTACAGCCGTCGCCTCCCTGCACTGGCTCCCGGTCGAGACTGACACCCTCGGCGGGGCGGTCGACGTGACCGGCTACGACATCTCCTACCGGGAGATCCCGAACCTGACCGGTCCGATCTCGTTCTCCAAGACGAATCAGGCCGAGCTGGGAGGCCTCGCCCCGGGGGAGCGCTACGCCTTCAAGGTCCGGGCCATGACGGCTGACGCCTTCGGAGCCTGGTCCGAGGAGGTCACGGTCACGATGGCTACCGACGTGGAGCCGCCTCCGGTGCCCTCCACGCCCCGCCTGAGCCAGACCCTCGGCGTCCTCGGCATCTACTGGGACGGTAAGGGCGCCAACAATGAGGGCATGCCTGCGGACTTCGCAGGCGTGGAGGTGTCCGTCCACCCGCCGGGCGGGACTCCGCTGAAGTTCACTGAGCTGCCATACCCGATGCAGCGGACCAACCTCGCGGGCCTCGAGATCAAGGAGTACGAGGTCAAGTTCCGCGCCTACGACCGCTCGAAGAACTTCTCCGAGTGGTCGAAGGGTGCCCGCATCACTCTCGAGCAGAACATCGACGCGGACGCGATCGTGAAGCAGGTCGAGGAGAAGCTGAAGGACTCCGACGCCATGCAGCGCGCCGCCCGTGAGGGAACGCTCAAGGAGATGAAGCATCTCACGGAGGCCATGACACAGGTGGCCACCTCCCTAGTCGACGCCGGTCCGGTGCCTCCCGACGCCGGTAAAATTGGCGCCAGCACGTGGATCTCCCCCGATGGGCGCGTGTTCGTTCTCAGAGCAGAAGGTGACAGATAACTATGCAGCCGTACGTAGCCACGAAGCAGTGGAGGGACGGGTTCGGTGCTGGGGAGACCCGCATCACCGCGGCCGACCTCACCCGTATCGAGAGTGGCATCTCCGCGGCCACTCAGGGGGTGACGAACGTCGAGAACCGGATCCTTCAGGAGAGGAACCTGACCAGGGCTGACGTGGCTAAGGCCACCTCGGACATCTCCGCGGCCATGGGTGCCCTGATCCCGATTGGCTCTATCTTACCGTTTGTCGGCGGGCAGGCTCCCACCGGGTTCGCCCTGTGCAACGGTCAGACCCTCGACCGCACTCAGTTCGCTGACCTGTTCCGCCTGATCGGCACCAAGTACGGGACCACCAACTCCAACAACTTCAAGGTGCCCGACCTGTCCGGCCGCTTCCTGGTCGGGGTCGGTACCGGCTACGCCCTCGGAGACACCGGAGGCTCCCAAACCGTCGCGCTTACCGCCGCTCAGATGCCGATCCACAGCCACGACGTCACCGGTAAGGCCGACCAGGCTGGTCGGGCTGGCGTCGGCATGTACGCGTCCAACGTCGGCGGCGGCTCAGGCTGGCAGGTCCTCTCCACGACGGAGAGCGGCTCGCTGTCTGGCTTGACCACTACGTCGGCAGGTAGTGGGCAGGCCCACGAGAACCGACCCCCGTACTTCGCCCTGGAGTACATCATCCGCACCGGCAACCCCGCGGGCCGAATCTGAGCCTCGCCTCGCCCCACGACGATCTGACCTCGACCTAGGAGACACCCTTGCCAGGACCCGTTAACCCCGCAGCAGCGGACCCGAACGCCCGGGGTGGCCAGTATGTGACCACCCCGGGATTTGCCTCGCCCGGCCACTCAACGCCTACCAACACCCGCACCGCGCCGGACTCCACTGTCGTCTACTCCCCTAAGGGGTGGCGCTGGGAGGAGGCCGGTGACGACTACCAGAAGTCGGTCTCCAGGCTGACTTCAGCAGCGATCGAGGGGGCGGTGCGCCGCATGCGCACCTCCTTCGGTCAGGTGTTCTACATCAAAGGCACGGCTGACGATCGGCCTCCCTTCGACGGGGAGACCTTCGGCGACACCTGCCGTGTCCAGGACGCCGTCACTCTCGACATCGTCGCGGAGTGGCGCTGGAACGGCTCTACCTGGGAGCGGATGCGGGTCACTAGCGAGCAGATTAGCAACCTGGATGTGGGCCGCCTCACTGCAGGCTCGGCCAGCATCTCCGAGATCACCGCCCGCAAGATCGCCTCAGACGTTGGCCGGTTCCTTGAGCTGACCACCGATCAGCTGACTGTGACTGGTAACGCGTCCTTCGTGAACGCTACCGCGCAGCACGTCTGGACCAGGATCATCACGGCCTCCGAGGGTGAGTTCGAGAAGATCCGTGCTGGGATGCTCGCGGCCAACTCGATCACCTCGGACAACATCCAGGCTGGCGCCATCGACGGTCAGGTTATCACCGGGGCCACGCTCCAGACGTCCCGCACCCCCAACCGCGGCCTACACATCAACTCTGAGGGTATGGAGGTCTTCGACTCTCAAGGCACGCGGACGATGCGGATCAGTGCCCGTAACGGCTCCATCCAGATCGCGGGCCGCCTGGGCCGCTCGGACACCTGGTCGGAGACGTTCTTCAACGACATCACGTGGCACAGCACCGGAACCGACTACAACGATGGTTGGCGGGCCGGGGTCGGACTCGCGTTCTCCTCCAAGCGCGATGACTCGTGGAACGATGGGGCTATCTTCCTGGTGGCGAACCCTCAGGGGGTTCCCGGAGTCCGGATCCAGTCCCCGTGGAAGTCCGCCGCGTCCAGGGGTATCCCCTCGAACATGCACGTGTCCCCAGAGTCGGTCAGGGTCAGCGTGTACGGCGTCGGGTACACGGACGACAAGTCGGCGACCTGGTACCTGTATCGCGACAACGGTGGAATGTCTGTTGACGGGGCTGACCTGGTAGTCCAGAGGGGGAACACGGCCTTCATTCAGAACGGGAAGACCGTGTGCGGGGCCTACAGCAACCAGGCGTACCTGTACCCCAACTCGGTCACTGTGACCGGGTTCTATGCCACCACGACGCAGGTGGGGCTCCGGTTCAACAACAACGGGTACTGGGCGGACAACCTGGGGATCCACATGTCAGGGAACAAGAAGTTCACCATGCGTGTGCCGGAGCTGACCAAGGCTCGCGGGGGAATGTGGCTCAGCCACTGCTGCACTGAGAGCCCCTACGACGGGATCGAGTACTGGGAGAACGTCGAGATCGGGGCTGACGGTACGGCTCGCTGGGAGCTGCCGGACTACGTCCCCAGGATCGCCTCTGCCAAGGCCCCGTGGGTGGTCTTCACCGGGGCTGAGGGTTCCTCCGCCTCCCTCGACAAGTCCAACCCCTCCCTGTGGGTGGTGAACGTCAAGGGCGCACCTGGCACCGTCGTCCCGGTCCTCGTCAAGGGGGCGCGCATGATCGACGTGGATGAGGATGAGTCCGGCGAGCCGATTATGCGCGACTACGCTCGCGAGGCCATGTGGGAGCTCCCGCCTGCCCCACCGACTCCGGAGGAGCGCGCCCAGGCCGCCTCCGACGATCCTGAGGACCTCCAGGAGACACACCTAGGTGGGGGTTACTATGGACCCGCACCGCTTCTGAAGGAGAACCAATGAATGAGACCCCCCAGCCCGTCCAGGTAGACGCTACCCAGGTAGTGGACGCCCTGGCATTTGAGATCGCCGCCCTGACCCGCAGGGCGGTCATCGCTGAGCAGCGTGTTGCTGCTCTTGAGGCCGAGCTGGCCGGTAAGGAGAAGAAGTGAGCGTAGGTACCGTAACGGCGGGCCAGGCCCGCTACCTGGCTGACGTGGCCAACATTGGCTACAGCCAGCCCGAGCGCCGCACGTGGTTCGCGAACGCCGATGAGCTTGGCTACGTGACCACGGCGCAGAACGCGGACTGCTCGTCCCTCGCAGCAGGCTGCGTCGCCTACGGCCTGCACGTCGCCTACGGCGTGCCGTGGGGCCACCGCGCCCTGCCTGAGATCGACGACCTGTGGACCGGGAACCTTCGAGGCGGGCTGGAGGCCCGCGGCTTCGACGAGGTTCCGTGGAACGACTCTGACCTGCGCCCCGCGGGAGGTTTCCAGGACGGGGACATCATCCTGTCGGCCGCGAACGAGGGTGGCGTAGGCCACGTCGTGGTCGTCACTGACGCCGCCAACGACCTCGTCTCGGAGGCATGGATCGCGGAGGACGGCTCCATCGACGGCTACGCCGGGGACACGACTGGCCAGGAGACCCGCACGGTCGCCTACGCCAGCCACCCGCACACGCAGGGAGGCCGCTGGACCTCGTGCCACCGCTTCAACGACGCGAAGTTCATGCAGCAGTTCCCGGAGTTCGCCCACGCCGCTCCGGCGGCTGCTCAGGCCTCGACCCCCGCCCCTCCGCCGGAGCAGCCTGCCGCGGCTCCTGCCAGCAACTCCATGCCGTGGGGTATTGACGTCTCCTCGCACCAGAGCGGGGCCGACCTGACGCTCATCCCGGCGCACTTCGTCATCATCAAGGCGACCGAGGATGACGACTACGTCAACCCCTACATGAACACGCAGGCGCAGCAGGCCCTCCAGAGCGGCAAGCGGATCGGGTTCTACCACTTCGCCCGCCCGTCGTCCTCCTTGGACGCTCAGGTCGAGGCGTTCGTGCAGGCTGTCTCCCCGTACCTGGGCCGGGCCACCCTGTGGCTCGACTGGGAGGCGAACGCGGTCTCCCTCGGCTCCGGCTGGGCGAACGCCTGGCTCCAGGCCGTCGAGTCCAGGACCGGGGCCCGGCCTGGCATCTACATGAACGGCTCCGCCGCCGCCGGCTACGACTGGTCGCAGGTCGCCGCTCGCTACCCGCTCTGGTACGCGGGCGGTCAGTGGTACTCGGACCGGTACGACGGTTACGGAGACCCGCAGCGCCCGACCGACGTGCCCTACTGGGGCGCGCCGCTCATCCACCAGTACACCGAGGATGGGCACCTGCCCGGCTACGGCGGCCACCTGGACCTGAACCGGTTCCACGCGACCGCGGTGGATTGGGACTCGCTCGCCGCCACGTCGTCCTCCGGCAACCAGGCTCTGGATGGCTACGGTGTGATCCAGGTCAACGGGATCTGGGACCCGCCGACCGCCCGCCGCTTCCGCCGCGTGATGAACGCGTGGGACTACCCGGAGCCCTTCGCGGTGGCGAACCTGGCTCGCTACCTGAACGACGCTGTCGGTGCTGACCTCATCAAGGCCTACACCGGCAAGACGGAGCTCCCGGCCGACGGTCAGTGGACCTCGGATCTGTACCGCGTCTTCCAGCTGTGGGCGTGGAACTGGGTGCCGGGCATGCCTGAGTCGGACGTGTGGCGTCGCTTCGCTCCGGACTGGACTGCTGAGCAGTTCATCGATGGGCAGTGGGGTCGCGCCACTTGTGCGGTCCTGCAGGAGGCCCTGAACCGCTCGTGGGCTGACACCGGTCGGTTCATGTACGAGCCGAAGACCTCCTGACCCTGCGGGCGGTAGGTTAAACCTCCACCACTCATAGGGATACACTAAGGGCGGGGCCGTCTGGCCCCGCCCTTACCTATGGAAGGAAGCGGATGCTCTTCATCTACACCGAGCGCAACGGTTCTCGTGAGTACGCGGTCCTGCGGGACGGCTGCCAGACCCAGAAGGTCGAGGGGATCATCGCGGAGGCCTACAAGCAGGCCCTCGGCGCCCCGAAGTTCCTGTGGCCTGACTTCTACGACCGCCTCACCTACGACGCCAACGACGCTCGCGAGTCCTCCGGCACTGACGCTGCCAACGCCACGATGCAGCAGCTGGAGAACGCCCTGTCCCAGCCTGAAGGTTCCCCCATTTTCAAGGGCTTCCGCGCAGCCCTTCGCAAGTTCCTGAAGGAGAGCAAGTGATGTACGCCTCGAAGTCGTTCTGGTCCGGTCTGCTGGAGCGGTCCATCTCCACCTTCGCCCAGTCCCTGCTGGGCGCCCTCGTTGTCGGCTCCTCGGTTGTCGACATCGACTGGAAGACCGCGCTTGGCATCGCCGGCACGGCCACCCTGGCCGCGGTCCTGAAGGCCTTCGCCGCCCCGGCGGAGACCGACCGCGCCGTCCCCACCGACACCCCCTCCACGCCCGGCTACACGCCGCGCCACGCGGGCTGACGGGTAGGTGACTCTCTAATGCTTCCAGCAGGGTCGGACCCGTCTCCGTTCGTTGCAGTGCTCACCTCGCCCGACGCGGTCGCGGCGGGGACGGCCCTGCTGGTCGCTCTCATCACCTGGCTAAGGATCACCCTGAGCAAGTCGCAGCAACGCCTTGAGGAGCGGATGACTCGGATGAGTGCCCACGTCGTGCGGGCAGCGAACGCTGCCGAGTCGGCCTCGGAGGGTGTCCACAACAACCACACTGAGAACCTGCGTGATGACCTGGACGGCAAGTTCTCCCTCGTGCTCGACAGCTTGAGCCGTTTGACCGCGTCCGTCGATGAGCTGCGGGCCTCGGACCGCGAGCACGACGCCCGCATGGCCCGCATCGAGACCCAGGTCGAGGGCGTCCGCAATGACGCCCGCACTGACAGGTCCCACCTATACGCGGAGGTCCAGTCATTGCACTCTCGTATTGATAGAGTGAAGACTGAGACTACGCCGTTACGTCAGGAGCCCTGATGTCCCAGACCGTTACCGTCACAGGACGGGTCACCGGCCCCGACGGCCTCGGCCGTATGGGGCGGATTCGCTTCACCCCCGCGGCGCTCGGCGCCCCGCTACCGGCCCGTGAGATCGTTGCCGGACGTGTATCTGCCAGGATAGACCCTGATGGACGTCTGGTAACGCCGACGGGTGGGGACCTGACCATCAGGCCCGGTAACTATGAGATAGATCTCACAATACCGGGTGACCTGGGGGCCCATGTCCGGACAACTCGCTACCTATCGGGCGGTCAGACACTTGACTTGTCTGACCTCCTCGAGGCGCTGCCGCCTCAGCCTCCCCAGCCGCAACCCCAGCCCGATCCTCCGGCGCCTCGCAGGGGCGTCCGCAGCGTGGACAACGCAACTACACTAGAGGCTATCAATGGGTCTGAAGTCATAGACCTAGGCAATGGAGTACTCACCTGGAGGTAGCGCCGCTATGGCCGACCTGACCTGGTACAGCCGCGAAGGGGCTGACAGTCGATTCCTTACCAAACAGGCGGCCCAAGGGCTAGCCACTGAGAGTGCGCGGGCTGCGGGCGACGCTGCCCTCGGTCAGCGCATTGACGCCGTCTCAGTAACCGCTGGGGCGGCGCTTCCGCGCGCCGAGGCGGCTGCGACCTACGCCACGAAGGAGGCCCTTGCCCAGGCGCAGCTCGGCGGTGGCGGGCAGGCTCCAGACCTGTCGGCCTACGCCACCAAGAACGAGGTGCAGTCGGCCGACACGCAGATCAACAGCCGCATCGACTCCCTATCCTCCACCGTGTCCGCGGTCTCCTCGAAGGTGGACGCCGCTCCCACAGTAGACAGTGTCTACCAGACCGCCCGTACCGAGGCCGCCTCGGCCGCTCAGGCCGCCGTCACGCCTGTCAAGACAGCACTCGAGGGGCGCATCTCTCCACTGGAGGAAGCCCTCCCCAAGGCCGCCACGAAGGCCGAGCTAGCCGCCTACCAGACCACCGAGGCCGCCCAGACCGCCGCCTCGCAGGCCGCCTCGCAGGTCGCTGAGACCTACGCCACCAAGGACGCTCTCGCGTCCTACCTCCCCAAGACTGAGGCTGCCGGCGTCTACGCCACCAAGAGTGACCTGGCTAACGCCCAGCTCGGAGGCAAGGGCGAGGCTCCAGACCTCTCACACCTGGCCACCAAGGCGGAGATGACCTCCGCTGACACCGCCCTCGGCCAGAGGATCGACCAGGTCAAGGCCGTCGCGGACGCCGCGGCCCCTCAGAGCGCCCTCACAGGCTACGTGACGACAACGGCAGCCTCCGCCACGTACGAGACCAAGACGGACGCCGCCCAGGCCCGTCAGGGGCTCTCAGGGCGCATCGACAGCCTGTCCACCTCGGTCCAGGACGCGGCCACGAAGAGTGAGCTCGCCGACTACCTCCCCAAGGCTGACGCCCAGACCACCTACGCCACGAAGAGTGAGGTCGAGGCCGCCAAGCCGGACCTGTCAGCGTACGCGACCAAGGAGTCCCTCGGGGACTACCTGTCCAAGACGGACGCAGAGTCCACTTACACCAAGGCCACTGACTTCCGCCAGCACGTCGCTACCGCTGACGGCAAGTTCGTCACCCGTAACGAGCTGACGGAGACCTACTCCACGAAGCAGGAGCTGCGCGCCTACGCCACCTCCGCCCAGTCCACCTTCGCTCCCGCCGCGCTCTCCGGCGAGGTAGCGGCGGTCAAGGAGACGGCGGATGCCGCCCTGCCTAAGGACGTGGCTGCCACCACGTACGCGACCAAGGACGAGCTCACGAAGGCTCAGCTCGCTGGAGACGGGAAGATCCCGGACCTGTCGGGCTACGTGAAGACCGCGCAGCTGGGCGACTACGCCCGCAAGACGGACCTGGACTCCTACGCCAAGACGACTGCCCTGTCGGCCGTCTCCACGAAGGCTGACGCGGCCCTCCCCAAGACCGAGGCCGCTACGACCTACGCCACCATCGAGTCCGTCACCGAGGCCAGGCGCATAGCCTCCGCCGCCCTCCCCCGCACCGAGGCGGCCGCCACCTACACCCCTCGAGCCGACTTCGAGGCGTTCCAGAAGACCCCCGGGGCTAAGGGCCCTGACGGTGACCGCGGCCCCGTAGGCCCCGCAGGTCCTGCTGGACCTGCCGGTCCTCAAGGCCCTCGTGGCCCGGAGGGTCCGAGGGGTGCCGCCGGTGAGAAGGGTCAGGACGGGGCGAAGGGTCTCGACGGTGCCGCCGGTCCGGCCGGCCCTCGGGGCCCTGAGGGGCCTGCCGGTCCCGTAGGCGCTAAGGGTCCGGACGGGGCTAAGGGTGCTGACGGCGACCCCGGTCCTCAGGGTTCCCCTGGTCCCGCCGGTCCCGTTGGGCCTGAGGGCCCCCGCGGACCTGGGGGTCCTAAGGGACCCGCTGGTGACGCCGGCCCCGCCGGGGCGCCCGGTGAGAGGGGCGCTGACGGTCAGGCCGGTCCTGCTGGACCTGCGGGTCCTCAGGGTGCGCCTGGACCTGCTGGTCCTGCTGGACCTGCGGGTCCTCAGGGTGCGCCTGGACCTGCCGGACCTAAGGGCCCCGCCGGTGACCCTGGCGAGCTCACCGGCTACGCCAAGAGGGAGGAGCTGGACACGCTCGAGGGGCAGCTCGATGCCCTGATCGCCGAGCAGTCCCCCTTCAAGGCTGGCGCCCGCTACTCCAGCCCGGTCACCTACTACTGGCCGGACTACTACAACGAGAAGCAGGGCACGTCGAAGTGGGCGAAGGCCCTCAAGGCCGGCTCCACCCTCGGCATCGTCATCCTGAACAAGGACAGCGGAAACTGGGACGAGAAGAACGAGGACTTCGGCAAGCAGGCCCGCCTCGCTCTCGGCGCCGGCGCCCAGCGCGCGGTCTTCTACGTGAAGACCCAGTACGGCGTGGCCTCCTTGCCCCCGCAGGCGGAGGCCCGCCGCGGCGTGCCAAACCCTGACAAGTACACCAAGGAGTACATCCTCGGTCAGATCGCCAAGTTCACCGAGCAATACGGCGACGTGGTCGGTGGCGTGTTCCTCGACGAGGTCATCAACGGCTGGGGAGCTCAGTCGAGCCGCGTTGCTTGGTACAAGGACCTGATCGACACGATCCGCTCCACGTACGGCAAGGGCTTCCTCATCGTGGTCAACGCCGGGTCGAACATGTCGCAGCAGGTCTGCGCCCTCGACTTCGACGTGGCCATGATGTTCGAGCAGGACGCGAAGAAGTTCCTCGTTGACGACCCCGGCACACCGATCATGCCTGACCACATGAGGGCGTACCCCTCTAGCCGTTGGTGGGCCGTCGTGCACGGTGTGACGAAGACCAACTACCGGCAGGTCTTCGAGAAGATGGACACGCTCCCCATCGGCCACGCCTACATCACTGACGGCGTCCTGGTTGAAGACCCGAACCGGGGCGGCCAGTGGCAGCCAGTGGGCAACCCGTACGAGAACCCGCCGTCAGAGCAGCTGATCCGCCTCACCTCAGCCTGGATCCGCGGAACCCTTGACCTTCAGCTCACGATCGAGGACCTGAAGGCCCAGATCGAGGAGCTGAGGAAGGGCGGAGCCGGGGCAGCGAAGAACCCGTTCCTCGTCCTCGGGCCCAATGACCCCATCCCGGCAGGTACAGCCAATGACACCGTCATCATTCGTAGGGAAGGCTAATAAGTGCCAGAGATTGAGCTCTACAAGGACTACGGTCAGCCGACCGTCGAGGCATTCGGGCTGCACTGGGTGGTGCGTACTGACGCATGGCACCCAGGCGGCCCGGCCGCGAACCAAAAGTGGAACCCCAGCTGCCTCTTCAAGCGGGAGGACGGCTCGGTCACAATCTCCACGTCGGTCATCGGCGGCGAGCCGTACTCGGCTGAGATCGTCTCGGCCGAGTCCCTCGGCTACGGGACCTTCGAGGCGTCCTACGAGATCGCCGCCCCGACCAAGATGCGCGACCTCCACAAGAACGTCGTGTGGGGCATCTTCCCCTTCGACTGGGAGGACCCGAACCCGGGCTACCAGGAGATCGACATCGTCGAGGACTCGTACTGGTCGGGCTACACCGACATGGTGGGGAAGTACACCTACTACCCCGGGGACGAGAACAGCGGCATCCACCTCAACGACCGCGTGTGGACGCGCTCCGGTAAGGGCGCGACCGTCCGCATGACGTGGATGCCGGGCACGATCCGCTGGGAGACGTGGGAGAGTCACCTCACCGAGGAGCGGGCCCGGAACACCCCGGTGAACGAGGGTGGCTACTACTCGGGCACCCTCACTCAGACTGTGCCGGTCCCGCGCTCGCAGCGGGTCCACATCAACCTGTGGGCCTTCAAGGGTAAGGGCGGCTGGGAGACGATGCCTCCCACGACCATGCACCTGAAGACGTTCAAGTTCACCCCCTGGGAGGGCTCCTACGGCGTCCAGATGGGGGAGAACGGCTATGGCCGCGTGTCCGCCGTCAAGGACGGGAAGGAGGGCGCCGTCACCGCCTCGGTCGTGACGCCCACCTCTGACCCGCTCCCTCAGAACCTGCCGACCGAGCTGAGGCCTGGTGACGGCGTCTACGACGCCTGGACGCAGTTGGGGGACGGCTCGATCCTCATGCGCAACGTCCAGGACAACGGTGACGGCTCCGTCACCATCAAGCACATGCACCCGATTCCCGGACAGTCCGGGCTCTACTCACGAGAGGTACGTATCTGATGGCAGCCGTCACAGCAGAGGTTCGCGTCTACAGCGCAGAGTACTGCGACAAGACCTACGCGAAGAGGGGCGAGGCCCCGAACCCCGGGGAGGGCGGCGGCACCCCGTCCAACCTCCTCGTGCTCGGCCCAAACGACCCCGTCCCCGCTGGGACCAAGGTCGGTACCATCATCGTGCGTAGGAGCCGCTGATGGCCTCGATCTACCCATGGCCAGAGCACTGGTGGACTAACACCGGGCGCTTCGCCGGTCAGAACCTCACGGTTCAGGCTGGCTCCATCTTCGTCCCCTGGGCGAGTGAGGCTAAGCCGATCGCGTCCGGGCGCTGGAAGATCACCTTCAGGTACTCGACCAGCTCCCCCTCGACCGTCGATATCAAGCACAACCCCTTCAGCAAGGCTGATGAGACCGCTCAGGTCGGCCAGCATGACTTTGGGGCGATCACGCTGTCCCCAGGCGTCAACACGACGCAGGAGGTGACGCTGGAGCTCAAGGACCGGTCTCAGCCGCTGTGGACCCCGCAGTTCCAGCTGAAGCCGGGCCAGCCGAGCGTCACCTTCCACAACATCTCGGTCGAAGAGGCTCCCGCGGCCCCGCCGCCCCCGCCTCAGGGCGACAACCCGTACGACAAGCAGTACGTGCGGTCCTGGGCTCACGCCGAGGGGTCGGCGGGCACGCTGCGGCCGATCTCGGCCACGTCCGAGGCGGGAGACATCGCCGTCCTGGCGTACTCGTCCCAGTGGGGTAACACTCAGGCCAAGGCCCCGGCCGGCTGGTCCCCGATCACCGCAACCAGCGGCCTCGGAGGCCGGTCCGGCTACGTGGCCGTCCGAAATGTGTCGTCCCCCTCGGACACGCAGAACGTCGTCCTGTCGGGGGCGTTCCGGGGCGGGGCCCGTGAGAACGCGCTGCTGGTCGTCCTCAAGGGCGTGCGCTCCGTCACCAACACTGGGTGGACGACCGCCAAGCCGCAGGCTGGGAAGCTGAACCTGACCTTCTCGCAGCAGCACGGCCGCAACGTCGACCCGCTGGTCGACTGGCGTCCCGAGCACTCGAAGATGATCTCCGGCGGTCACGACGCCAACGCGTCCTGGTCGGCGCTCCTAGGTGCTGTCACCGTCGGTGGCGGTCAGGACGGGCCGCAGGCCTGGGCTCAGGTGTTCCTCACTGTGGGCGGCGGTGGCGGAGGTGGAGCTGCTCCCGGCCCCAGCGCTGACCCGGCGCTTCCTGCGCCGCTAAACCCTGAGATTCAGGGGCTGGGCACGACGACTGTCTCCGTGGTCGTGAACGACCGCCTGGAGGAGGTGCCCGCCACGATGCGGTCACTGCCTGCGGGCTACGCCTCGATCGACTCGATGATGTCCACGCCGGGCTTCGTTGTTGCTCACCGGGGCGGCTCCGGCTCCTGGCCGGAGGCCTCGATGCGGGCCTACACCAACGCTGTCGCGCACGGCGCGGGGGCTCTCGAGGTCTCCACGCACCGCACGAAGGACGGCATCTGGGTTCTGGCTCACGACGAGAAGCTGCAGAGGGTCGACCCGTCGGCTCCCAACACGCCGCTGTCGCAGATGACGTGGGAGCAGGTCAAGCAGTACACCACGAAGGGTGAGCCGATCATGCGGGTCGAGGACTACCTCGACGCGTATGGCTCCTCCCACGTGACGGTTCTGGACCCGAAGTTCTCGGCCGCTCAGTGGTCCGAGCTCGCTCTGCTTCTCCCGTCGGACGCGAGGAGTCGGGTCATCTGGAAGATGTCGGCCGACGCTACGTGGCTGTCGGACCAGTGGCGGGCTGCCGGCTGGAAGTGCTGGGGCTACATGTACGAGCAGCACGTCACGGACGGCCAGGGCCGTACGTGGGCCTCTCACTGGGACTACATCGGCATCCCCTATGAGGCGTCCGCCACTAACTGGGGGATCGCCAAGACCTTCGGTAAGCCGGTGTGGGGGCACATCTGCCCCACGAAGGAGGCCTACACGCAGGCCCTCCAGAAGGGGGCGGTCGGCTGCATGGTCTCCGGAATCCAGCAGGTCCTCCCGACCCTGACGGTCTGAGAGACGGAGAACCCCCTCATCCGATGTGGATGAGGGGGTTCTCTGCGCCGTCGAGCCGCGTCAGGACCAGAGACGCCAATTCTGGGCGTTCCCTCCTCGGGCCTCGAAGGTCAGGATGGCGGGCTTCGTGGAGTCGCCCGAGGCGTTGGTCCACCAGTCGCTCCCACGGTCGGCGGAGGGGCAGGAGATGATCCAGCGGGCGTCTCCTACCTGCCGGACCGCGAAGTTGTGCCAGTGGCCGTGGACGAGGATTCGGGCGGCGTGCAGGCCGCTGCGGTGCCCGAAGGCGAGGTCCCGGAACCAGCCGGGAACCTTGCTCTGCGAGCCTGCGAGGTGGCCGTGCGTGAAGCCGACGTGCGTGCCGTCAGCAGCCTCGACGGTGACGGCCTCCTCCCACTTCTCGGGACGGTGGAACGTCACATGCTCGAAGCCGGGGCGTCCCGCGATGACGTCCTCCACGTTCTTCGAGATCATGATGCCGAAGTCGTCATCGGGGGTGTTGGCGCGGCTGTTCTTGCCGAGGCCGACGCGTACGGCGCAGTGGTTGGACGGGACGGCCACGTAAACGAGGGAGTCGCACAGTGGGGCTAGGAGCTTGACGGCCTCCGCATAGAGGCGCTGGACGGTGCGGATCTGGTCGGTCAGGCTGAGGTCGTTGGTCTGGGCCTGGGAGGCGACGTTCCAGAAGCCCTCAGTCGAGTCGCCCACATCGGCCACGATGATGCGCTTCCAGCGCCGTGGACCTGACAGGTTGTGGGCGATGTCCCCGAGGGCTCGCCGGACGAGGCGTACGGTGTCCTCGGTCCCCCCGCCACTGCCCTGTTTGCCCACCTGAAAGTCGGCCATGCAGACGACGGGGGTCTCCTCCAGGCTGTCCGCCAGAGACGAGGCGGGGGCGATGTAGGGCTCAGCGAAAACCGGCTCGAGGTCGTCCCACGAGAGGCACTTGGCCTCCGCCATCTCGATGGTGCCGGGCTTGTACTCGACCTTCTCGTAGGAGCCGTCGGCGAGGCGGATCGTCTTGCCACGCTTGGTGATCGACTCGATGGGGAGGTCCTCGAAGAATGCGTCCTTCGTGAGGTCCGGTTTTCCGGAGCCCTTACGCTTGAGCGCACGTCGGTGGCGCCTTACCGAGGCCTCCGAGGTGTGGAACTCCTCAGCCAGGTCGATGTTGGTCTTGCGGTCCTTCTCGGGTAGAAGGTCGTTGGCAATGATTGCCTCGTCCAGTGGGTTCATATCGGCTCCTATCTGGGTCACTGGAGGGAATGCTGAGAAGAGTCTATATCCACCCCCAGCCTTTTCCACAACTCAGTTGACCCTTTCGGTATGTATGTGCCGCGCATCACTAATTAAGTACCTTGTCATGTGTTGCGCCCGCCTAACTGACAATCTACAGTTGAGGCATGAGCACTTACAGCAACTCCCACTTCGTCATCACCGGCAAGGCCTGCCGCGGCTGCAAGCACTGCGAGGGCGGCGCCCAGCTGGTCGCCTTCAACCTGATCCACTGGACCGCGGCCTTCTGCACCGGCTTCCTCTCGCTCCTGGCTCCGATGTTCTTCAAGCGGTGCCTGTGCTGCGGGCACAGCCTCTACCTGAACAAGCACTGATCCGAGTGCCCGGTCCCCACCCCGTACAGTTGACCCAATCCACCCATAGGAGACTCCAATGACATCTATCGCCACCAACCACATTGCCTTCCCAGACCGCTTCGACACCTTGGCCGAGCGCCGCACGACAGCTCAGGCCTGGAAGAACGCCCTGACCCCGTTCTTCAAGTACGTCAACGTTGTCCCGATCGAGGTCGAGGGTGACATGGTCGCCCAGGTGATTGCAGACAACGGCCACGAGCGTGTAATCACCCTCCGCCCCTCGACCGAGGTTCGCGGTCACTACGACCTGTGGGACGTCGAAGTGTGGTTCAGATCTCTCAATGTTGGCCGCCGTACCCAGGTCGGAAACCTCCGTGATCTGCTAACCTTCATCTCACGGGACATCTAAGGCAGACGTCCAGGGTCACACAGCAAGAACCCCCAGCCGCTTTTCACGATCTTCGCGGTTGGGGGTTCTTGTGTACCCATTCACATCTCCACCCCCCAGTCTTGTTAGTTGTGAGGTCTTGACCGGGGAACTGACAAGATATATCTTTGGGTTATCCACCCGGCGCCTACGAGCGCCCTACTGAAGGAGAACCCATGAGCATCATGGACCTGAGCAAGGTCGTGAGCCGCGCTAGGAAGGCAGCACAGGGCTCTGAGACGCCCTGCGGGCCGATCACCTGGGTGTGGGGCAAGGACGACCTGAAGACCCTCGTGAAGGCCATTCACGAGTCCTCTGAGATCGTCATGGACCTAGAGACGACCGGTCTTGACGAGTACGCCGAGGCCGGCGGCGACACCAACGGCGGATACCCCGCCCGCATCGTCCTGGCAGCCCTCACCCTGCCCAGCGCCGAGCGCACCGCCGCCGGCGCCTACAACTGGAGGAAGTTTGACGGGGAGCAGCCGATGACCTTCCTCGTCCCCCTCTCGCACCCGGCCAGCCCCCTGCTGGGCTCGTGGCGGAAGGTCATGGCGATCATCGGCCGCGAGATCAACCGCAGCGGTAAGCCATTCGTCAACGCGAACATCAAGTTCGACGCCCGATGGGTCTTCGCCCAGACCGGCGTGGACCTGTCCGACCGGATCGAGTGGGACACCACCGTCTCCTCCCAGCTGGTTGACACCGAGGCCCGCACCCGCCTGAAGATCCGCGCAGCTCGCGACTTCGGGATCGAGGAGTGGGACGACTTCGACCTCGGTACCCCGGGTGCCGCGGAGCGCGTGGACCTGATCCAGCTCGGCGAGTACGCGGCGCGCGACACCTACTACACCTGGAAGATCGAGCAGGAGCACCGCGACCAGATGTTCCTGACCGGTGAGGACGAGCCCTGGGACTCTGACGACATCCAGATGGCACGCCTTGGCAAGGTCGCCACCTACGTCGCCATGCCTACTGTGAAGACGCTCACGAAGGTCGAGCAGCGGGGCTTCCTCCTGGACGTGGACTGGGTCCACGACAAGATCAAGGAGATGGACGCCCAGCGCCTTCAGGCCTGCCAGGACATCCTCGGCCTGTACGGCACAGAGCCCGCCCCAGCCCCTGCGAAGGACGGCGTGACCACGGCGGCCACCTCGAAGTGGTTCCAGGGCTTCGTGGCCCAGGCCATCGAGGCCGGCGACCTGCGCGTTACGGCGCGCACGGACTCGGGCAACCCTCAGTGGAACAAGGCGGTCCTCATCGCCCAGCAGCGGCAGGGCAGCCCCGCCGCCGACGCGCTCCTAAGGCATCGCGACGCCGTCAAGACCCTCGAGTTTCTGAACCAGTGGCTCGACCTGCGGGATCCAAACAACGTGATTCACGCCACCTACAACGTCGGCCGCGTGAAGACGGGGCGACTCTCCAGCTGCGTATCTCCCGACACCCTCATTGATATGCCTAGGGACATGTCTAAGTACCCTGACGGGGTCCCGCTCCGAGATGTCAAGGTCGGGGACTGGGTCTACTCCTACGACTACCATTGCCGACTCACTCTCAGGCAGGTTGAGTGGGTGGGCCCCACGAAGACGGCCGAGACTGTCTTTGTCACATTCGAGAACTCGGACGGAGACCGACGTGTACTCCAGTGCACCCCTGACCACCTGATCCGCCTGTACAACGGGCTCTACTGCCCGGCAGAGTACCTCATGAATATCCGCGCGAACGCCGTCGCCCCCCGCGTACTGGGGATGGTTCGCCGGCAGTGGAGCGCCCCCGCCGGGGAGACTGATAGATACCTCACTTTCTTTCCAAACTCGTGCAGCCGGCAGACACCTCCGAGTGCGGCATGGGGCGCCCGGTATGGCTCTACTGCCGGGGGAAAGTCTCGTGAGCACCGCTGGGTCATGCAGAACGTCCTAGGAAGGAAGCTCTCCACCCGATGGGACGTGCATCACCGTGACGGGGTCAAGGTGAACAACTCCCCCGCCAACCTGGATTACCTCCCCCACTCGGAGCACATGTCGATCACCCAGGCTGGCCGACCGGCGGCCCAGACTCAGCCTTCCCCGGACGTCTTCACCGGCAGGACTGACTGGCGACCAGTATCCGTCGAGCCCGGCCCCACGATCGAAGTGTGGGACATGACCGTCCCCGAGGATCACTGCTTCATCGCCAACGGGATCACGGTCCACAACAGCGACCCGAACGTTCAGCAGGTGTCGGCCCGGCTGAAGCCCGCTTTCATCCCTCGCCCCGGGTACGTCCTGCTCGACCTCGACTACAGCCAGGTCGAGCTGCGGGTGGCGGCGTTCATCTCCCGCTCGCAGCCGATGATTGAGGCCTTCCAGCGTGGTGATGATCTTCACAGGCTCCTCGCCGCGAAGATGGCCGGGAAGAAGCCTGAGGACGTCACGTCCCTGGAGCGTAAGCGCGCCAAGGCCGGCAACTTCGGCCTGCTGTACGGGATGAGCCCTGGGGGCTTCCAGACGTACGCCGCCACCGCCTACGACGTCGCCATGACCCTCGACGAGGCTCAGGCCGTCCACTCGGCCTTCTTCGAGATGTGGGACGGCATGCTCCAGTGGCACGAGAGGGCCAAGCAGCGCGCCTACGAGCGTGGCTTCGTGACGTCCCCCATCGGCCGTACGCAGTGGCTGTCGGACCTGTACTCGAAGAGCGGCTTCAAGGCCTCCCACGCCGAGCGCAACGCCCTGAACAGCCCTGTGCAGGGATTCGGCTCGGACCTCATGCAGATGGCCGCCGCCTCGATCATGGGAACGCTGCCCGGCTACCCGCTGCCTAAGGTCGAAGGGGCCCACGTCGTGGCCACCGTCCACGACGAGATCTGCATCGAGGCTCCAGAGGACCGTTGGCAGGAGATCCTCGTCGAGTGCAAGCGCCGCATGGAGGACGTCAACACGTTCCTGAAGCCGCTCGACTGTCAGATGGACGTCCCGATCGTGGCAGGCCCCTCAGCTGGAACCCGCTGGGGAGTGCACGACCTGCACGACGAGGACGACCCGCTCCCTCAGGTCTGAGACTCATCTCACACCTACCCCATCATAAGCATCAACCTTAACCACCTACCGCACCCATAGGAGAACCCAATGAGAAACGCACTCCGTGACTACCAGTACAAGCTGTCCAGCCTGAACGGCGCCCCCGCGGCGCACGTGCGGGATCCTCGCGCAGAGATGGAGTACCTCGTCCAGATCACCGACGAGCGCGATGGCGGCGGCCGCTACCAGATCACTGCTCTCGTCTGCAAGCCCGACGAGGGGGTCCGCTTCCCGGACTCGATCCCCCACCGCACGCTGTCGGAGATCGCCGCGGAGGTGCTCGGCCGCAAGGAGCCGGCTGCGCGCGGCGGTAACCGCTACAAGGGCCCTGACCCGTCTGTCCTGCGAGACCTGATCGAGAAGGGATACACCCGCTCCGAGCTCGCTCAGAAGCTCGGCCGCAGCCCCTACACCGTCGACTCGTGGCTGAAGCGGGCCCGGCGCATGGATCCGACCTTCCCGACCACGATCACGAAGACCGGCAAGCGCCGCGAGGCGAGCGCGAGGCAGAAGGCCGATCAGGCTGAGCTCCGTGCCGAGCAGCATCGAGCGGCTCTGATCGAGGCTGAGCGAGTCCGTCGGAAGGCGGTCGAGGCAGTCCTGCACGGCGCCTGAGACACCTACCAGCACAAGAGGGCCCCCCTCCGGAGGGGCCCTCTTCGTGTCCCCGGTCACAGGTATACCCCCCGGGGGTACCCCTTTTCATGGTTAAATCTGTGAACCAGGGCACCTAAATGTAGTACGCCTGTACTAGAACACCCATTCTTGTTGAACCGTGCACTACCCACGGACATATGTTCGAAAGATGAGCGAGGGGGACCTTTCCCTTGCGCGAGTAGGGCAAAGTCGCCCCCCGCACCTATGCTCACATCCTGAGACAAGTTGTCTCACAGAACGTGCTGTGACGGGGGCCACCCTTCCACTATACAACCGTATGAGAGAAAAAACTGAGTTTCTGGTACAGGCGTACTAGAACAGGACTTTCCCTTGGAACGAGGGGCGAAGGTCCGGATCGAGGAGGGCTGCGAGAGGTGATGCGCTGAACGAGGTTTCAAGGAAAGGTCCCCGTATCCTGTGAGAACCCTATGATGTCAGAAACCTGACGCTTTCACTACTTATGTCATTTTGTATGCTGCATACACGGGCAAATGTATGCAGCATACATCGTGCAACGCACTCGGGCGTGTCGGACCCCTATTTTCTGGTACAGGCGTACCACTTGGCCCCAGCACTGGGAAAGATGGCCCCAATAGACCGAGGGTCGAGGGGAGGCACGAGGGGCGCAGCCCTGAAAACTGCGGCGCGCCTCACGGCCGCTACCCATTGCTATTGGACACGCGTTTGTGGTATCCGCGCGCGCCCACACACTCGCGCCCCCTACGAAGTAGGGGGCGCTCGTGTGTGGGGAGATGTTTATAGATAGAGCCGGTGCCGAGCCTGCGGCGGGGCTGGCGCCCCGCCTTGGCACCGCCGCGCAGCTCGGGCAGGCTCGCGCCTCCG